CCAACACCTGCGGCTGCATCCCCAAGGTAGTCCGCCAACCTGAACCGACCGTGAAATCATGGCGCACGTTCAGCACCACCCCCGGCTCCGTCAACTGCGCGACGCCCGGCGGGGTGAAGATGACCTCGACCGGGTCGCCAAGGTCAAGGCCGAGGACCGCCGTATTCGTGGCCCGTTACTGCGATACGCGAACCTCACGGACAGTCGGCCTCGGCGCGGAACGCAACGTCAACTCGAAGTCCAGCCGCTCATCCACGTCATTATCGTCAATGAGCAGCAACTCCCCAAGGTCCAACGCACGGAACCCAAACCGCTCCAACCCGAGGGCCGACGACCGCTCCCGCCGCGACCCGTCCCGAGTCCCGAACGCCACAGTCCGCAGCGACTCCCCCGAAGTCTGACGAACCAGCGCCTCATACGCCACCGCCGTCCCGCCATCCGACAGCACCACCGGAGACGCGGTGACTCCGAACAGCCTGTTACGGAAGACAAGGTCGCCATCCCTGCCGACGAACAGCACCCCACCCTCACTACGGGCCACCGTGTTCAGATACTCCACCACATTCCCCGTAGCCGTCCCCGCCGCCAACGTCGAATCCCCCGTCGCAATGTCCGTCCCCGCATCCCAAAAGTCCGAGTTACTAGCAAGCACGTCCGAGACGCGAGTGCCGGAGTCCTCCTCGCCGACAGCAAGGCCAGCAGGAGGGAACTCGGCAAGGGCCAGACGCGACAGCAGGTCCGACGCCTGCACCTGAACCACCGCGTCGCCGGACGGGTCGAAGGCAAGGTCGATGTCGTCCACGATTCCGGAGAACACCTGCACGTCGTCGGCCCAGATGTTCAGGCTGCGGGCGGGCTCGACGCCGGGGTACAGGGCCGACGCCGTGTTCAGCGGGTCGAGTTCCCCGTCAAGGTTCCGCAGCGTCACCGCAGCCTGACCGGAACGCGTCGGCTCAAGCGCGTCCCTCCGACCACGAGACACCGACAGACTGACCACCCGATCAGACACGTCGACCGGAACCTCACCCACACCAAGCAGGTTCGTGTCGAGCACACCGAACTCAGCGGAGTCCAGCGTAAACAGGACCGCCTTCCCGTATTCCACCCGGACGACTGTCACAGGGTGACCACCTGACCGAGCGCACCGTTATTGCGCGTGTAACGGCGCAGCGCCTCGACCACCGCCTCCGGGTCAGCAGACGTGACCGTGACGTTGATGGTTGCGCCCATGCCGCCGAGACGATCCAGCGGGATAGCAACCTCTGGGCCTGCCTCACCAATCATGGCAAGGGTCGGCCGCATAACAAGGCCACCATCAGCAAGGCCGGGAACGGTGAAGTTGTCGAACGCGCTCAGCGGCACAGCCCGGATCGCTGCGATTTGTTCCGCGCCGCCACGGACCCACGACGGACTCCAAGGAACTCCACCGATAGACGTGCCGCCCCTAGAAGGAGTACCCGGCGAATCCTGCGGAATAAACGGCCCCTGCTTTCCACTAATGTCCACGTTCGGACGGGTACCCATCGCCCGCTCAATCGCATCCGCAATACGATCCAGCACACCCTGAAGCTCAGGGATAGTCGCCTCGATACCTCGGACCATCGCCTTCGCAGCGTTCACCCCAGCCCCGAAGAACTGCTCGGCCGCCGCGATACCGGCACGCCGGGAAGCGTTCTCCACCGCCGCGACCATGTTGTTCGCCTGCTCGATAGCCGCCGCGCCACCAGCAAGCAGCTCCGCAGCAACCCTGCCGCCCGTCCGCGCACCCAGCTCAGCAATCTGCTGGACGACCTCCAGCGACGCACCAGCCTCACGGAGCGCGTCAATCTGCGCGGCAAACCCCTCGGCCGTCGTCACCCCGACACCGAGGAACTCTAGGAACGTCTTTTGGTTCGCCTCAGCATCCGCCAGATCCTTCGCAGCGTCCGCAATACGGTCTTCGTCCTCGGACGCGACAGCCTGCTCGTAAGCCTCCTGAGCGCGTGCTAGAGCATCCTGAGCGGCAGCCTGATTCCGAGTCGCATCCGCCAGCGTGTTACCCGACCGGATACCCGCCGCAATCGAATCCCGGTAGGCGTTGAACTTCCCGACTGCATCGTCCAAGCGACGGTTCGCATCCGCCAGCGCACGGTCAATGTCTTGCCGGATGACCTGCGCCAGCCGCTCCGCACCACGGGAAGTCTGCTCCGTAATGTTCCCCATCGCCAGAACCTCGCGGGAGAACTGCGCAATCGCATCCCCGGTGTCTCCAGCGCCGACATAAGTCTCGTTCAGCTCTTGGAACAGGTCACGCATCGACCGCGTAAGCGACACAATCTTCGGCCCTGCTGCGGCAGGAGAAGTACCATCAGCAACTTCGCCAAGACTGGCAAGAGCATCAGCCGCCTCGTCAGTCGTTTCGGTGACTTCTTCTGTCTGCCGTCGAGCTTCACGCTGCTCGCGCGTAAGAGCGGAGAAGCCGCCTTCCGCGTAGTAGGCTGCTTCGCCAGCAAGACGGGCGGCATACGCCGAGTTTGCTTGCGCACGTTGATTTTCAAGAATCTCCCGGCCCAACTCGGACTGCGCAAACTGCGCGTCAAGTGCCGCACGCTCCATACGACGCATCTCAGTCGTCGCAACCTGCGTATCACGGATAAACCCGAAGTATGCGACACCCGCTACCGCAGCAGCAAGGAGGGACAGGCCACCAGTAGCAACGGCAACCGCAGCGCCAAGACTTCCCACAAGCGGAATCAGGGCCGCGACTGTGGTCGCAAACGCGCCCATCAGAATGAGAAGCGGCCCGGCGGCCGCGGCAGCCAGCCCCAAAGCGATAGCAAATCGCCGCTGGCTTTCATCCAAACCGTTGAAACGACCGATTAGTTCGCTGAACCGCTCAATAATCCGCGTAACTAGAGGCAGAAGCTCATTACCAAGATTCACTCCAGCGACTCGAATGTCATTCAGAGCCTGCCGGAACTTGAACGCGGGCTCGCCGCTAACAACACCAAACGCTTCCTCGGTAAGACCCGCGGCATCGTTTACGACGCCAAACGTGCCCGCGAGGGTTGCCGCATCAGATTCCAGAATCTGGAACGCGGCGCTTGCCGCCTCACTAGAGGAAAGTGCGCGACCCAACTGCTCACGATTGCCGCCAAGGGCGCGATCCAAAGTCTGAAGGGCCGCGACAAGACCACGCTCCTCAATAATGTCTCGCAAAGCTCCCATCGACAGCCCAACATCGTCAAGAATCTTGCGCCCCTGCTCGCTTCCAATAGCGAAGAAGCGGAACAATGCCGTAAGGTTTGTGATGGACTTAGCCGCGTCACCGTTTGTTCTGGTAAGAAGTGCGATAGCGCCACCGACATCTTCCAATGATGCCTGCGACTGCTTAGCGAGAGGAAGAACGTCGCCAAGCCTGCTCGCAAACTGTTCTGTTGCAAAGTTTCCTGCGCGTGCTGTAGCAACAATAATGTCGGTGGCTTCTGCCGCGCCAAGCGTGGCAGCACCATAAGCGTTCATCGCACCAGCGACCGCACGCGCAATGTCACGGGTTTGCCCAAGACCAGCAGCACCGGCCTTCGCAGCAAACTCCAATGCCTCCATAGCCTCTGCGCCACGAAGACCTGCGGAAGTAACAACAAACAGGGCATCGCCAAGTTCCCGCGGAGCCTTAGCAGTTCGACCTGACAGTTCAAGAACTGCCGATTCCATCGCCTTGACTTCATCGGCAGCAATACCGACAAGACCCGTAATCCGAGACATCGACTCAGAGAAGTTCGCTGCCATCGTCGTCGCAGCAGCACCAAGACCGACGACAGGGACCGTGATAGCCGACGTAAGACCAGCACCGAGACTTGTAAGCCTGCTACCCCACTTGTCCCAACTACGCATTTGATCGCCAAGACGACCATTCAGACCAAGAAGCTGGTCCTCCAGCGCGTTGATTTCGCGGCGGGCCTTCTTGATGTCGGTCGCATCAAACGATGCTCCGATGTTGATCCGAATACTCATGGGCCACCCGCAGCGTCAAGACGACGATTGAACTCGCGTTCGTACCGCTGGATGGTATCCACCACCCTCTCCTCGACCTTGTCGCCGCCCAACTGGTCCCAAGCCCGATAAAGGACACGGCCGGTCCCCGGATGCTTCCGCATCAGATTCTTCGTCATCTGCACATTCGACTTGCCACGACCCATAAGTTCATATGTGGCGTTTGCAGGATTGTTCGACTGCAACTGCCACAGGGTCCGCGTTACGCTTCCCCGAGCGCGCCGAGACGAAACCTGACGGCGAACAATCTGCTTCCGCGCTTGCGTCGTATCCCATTGCAAACGGTCATAATCCCAACGGCGACCATACGGCGAATAGGATGGACGCGAATACGGATTCTGCGGAGTAACCCACCGGGACAGCGGCCGCGACGTAGGCGTCAACTTCCGGGCACGTTCAATGACCGGGTCGATTCTGCGGTTGACCTCACCGACGAGGTTCTTCAGAAGTTCGGGTTCGAGCTGCCGCATCAACTTCTTCGTTGCGCGGAACCCGTAAACGTCAGCCTTGACTTCAAGCACGCCGCTTCGCCGCCTTCTTCTGCTCCTTATTCCGGTCCTGCAACACCTTCAGCATGGCCCGGAACACCTCTGGCGGAGCGTCCAGAAGGTCGTTGGGAGCGATGCCCGTGGCAATCGACATCTGCGCCACAAGCATCGTCATCCCGTTCGTTACAAAGGGCGGTCTGCCTCGACAATCTCGACCGACTCGACACCCTCCAGCCAGCCGTCAAAAGGCTTGACGACCTTGCCGGAGGCAGCCTGAGCCTTCCAGCCGAGCCAATACAGATGCTCGACCTTCTGGTCCGACGCGAACGCCTTGGGCAGACCGACCTTCCACTCGCGCTCGAACGCGACCTGAACCTTCGGCCCTACCGAGTATTCGTTTGTCTCACCGTCGTGGGTGACGCGCAGGGTCAGGGAGATCATGCACCAGTCCCCCGTGCCACCTGACCGACGACCGGCCACGTCACGTCAGCAGTCGAGAGCTCGCCGACCGCACCGTTCAGCGCGGTCCACTCGGTAACGAGGACGGTGCCGGTGTAGCGGGGCGCGGTGCCCGCAGCGGCGATAGCGGTGCCGAACGGGGCAATCTCGAAGGACGCGGTCCCGCCGACGAGCGGCGCGATGGTCGCGTCAACCTCGCCGGTGGCGAAGTCCTGATGGAACGAGAGGGACAGGCTGGAGTCCTCCAGACCCGCGACACGGGTACGGCCACCGTCGCCGAACGCGGTCGTCTCGACCTCATCAAAGTTCTGGGCAATCTCAACGCTGGCGATGTGGTCCGACAGGTCAACGCCGCCGAGCACCACACCAACGTCGGTAAGGACGATGCGTGCCATTATTCCTGCTCCTCCGGCTCTTCAGCCGAGTCGTCTTCGATCACCGGGTCCACCGGCTTCTTCTTGCTCTTGTATGGTGGACTGTCCGGCATCTGCGGCGTCCGTTGTGGCGCTGGTGCAAGATGGCCTCCTGCAACCAGCGCATCAATGTTACACCCTGCGAGGTCGTCCGCACCAAGAACGGTGCCAGCAGGCCACGCGAGCCTCTTTGACATTACGGTCCACTTCATGCGGTTACCTCCACAGCGAAGTTGGCAGCAAGGTACACGGTCTCGCCGATAATCATCGAGGCGTAACTGTTCATCTCCGTCACCCGGCAGGTGTTCGCCACACCCCCAAGAGTCCGGTCCGCTTCGATAGCCGCCTTGATCGAGTTGTCCCCAACAATGTATTTGTCAAGGTTGTCCTGAGCGGCCCGGTCGTCGGCCCGTCCAACCAGCAGGATGATGGTGAACAGGAACGTGTCGGCCCCACGACGGGCATTCAGGTCATACACGACCCGGTCCGGCATGACCACGGCGATAGGTGGACGTGGCGAGTCGGGAACCGTGGAGGACGTGCGCAGGCCGCTAATCGTTCCCATCCGGCTGGCAAGACCGTCACGAAGATTAGACAGTTTGCTCATGCGTAGCGGACCCTGCGGTAAGGCTGAAGAAGCTGCTCCACGTCAGGATCGACAAAGCGCGATACCCGCATAACGCCCATGTCCCCCATACCTGCCACTCCAAGCGGCGAGTCGAGACGGGTGAACAGGCGCGACGCCTGAAGAATCGTCGCTTCCTTGACCGTCTCGGGCACGGCAGCCCATCCGTAACGGGCGTACACGCGGACGGTCGGCTGACCTCTCCACACCGGCCAGTAGCCGTCCTCGTAGGAGCGAAGGCGGGTGAATGGCAGGGCGATGCCGTAAGTGGTGCTGTTCACCGGCTCTGCTGCCCAGTCGATAGCCCGCAGCGTTTTGGCGTAGGTCTGGTCGAGGTCTTCGTCAATCCGAACCTCAGTCACTTGGACACAGTCGTCGATGTGGACGAGGCCGAACGTGTCGGTAGGGACAAAGTCGCGGTAGGTGACAGCGGTGCCTGCGGCGACAAACGAACGGTCGCACCAGCCGTCAACCCACCGGGATGCGGAGGTCAGAGCGGTGTTCAGCAGCGTGTCGTCCACCGTGTCGGTGATACGGAGCGCCGCCTTCAGTTCGCTCAGCTCAGCGTAGTTGGACATACGGAACCTCCGGGCTCGGCCAGTCTACCGTCCGGCACAACTATCTCGCCTATGCGTCTTCCGACCTGCTGCCACGACAGCCCGTAAGCGCTGCACCATCCGTCAATGATTGCTCGTTCGCCCGGCCGATCTACATCGTCCAACCAAACCACAGCGTTAGGAGCGAGAAGGGGGAGAAGGTGCGGAAGGGTCGCGTGACGGCCGATGTATCCGGGAGGGCCGTCAATCAGGACAAACCCGATTCCGTCCGGCAGGGAAGTCTCATACCAATCGTCAACGAGAGAAACGCGACGAATCTCACCGTTCGTCGCCGTAACGAACTTTAGGGTGTCCTCCGCCCACTTCTCGTCATGTTCAAGAGAAATGACCCAGCGAGCCGATTCTCTCAATACCTGTGTTGACTGCCCCGAACCGCACTCGACAGCCAGCTTCGGTGAGAGTGCTCCTACGCGCTGACGCAGCAGAGAAACATCGTCCGGGTTCATCACCCAACCGGGCATCAGACCCTCCACCGTTCGCGGTCCAAAGGTGGCACACCAACATACGACTGATTACCCCATGTGGAGCGGTGCGCTCCAAGATTGTCCGCAAGATCAACTCCGACAAGTCGAAAACCTCGGCTTACAGTCTGACGGCAAATCGGCATGTCGTGAGAGGGAGCAACCTCGTTTGCCCAACGCATAATCTCCCACGTTCGACCTCGATACGACCATGCTGATCCCGGAACTGTCGGGCGGACAAGTCCGGCAAGACCACCGAACTCCACCCGCTCGGTCGGCTTCGCCCACGGAAAGTCCGGCTCTAACAGCCCGCAGACAATCCCGATGTCATCCGGCGCTGCCGCCCAAAAAGCCTCTAGCCGGTCACGCCAGCCCGGACGCCACACGATGTCATCCTGCGCCGTAACAACAATCCCGTCCGGCCCGGCAGCCTCCGACGCAAGCTGATGGCCGAGGTTCATCGCTCGTCCAATAGTGCGGTTGCCGTCCTTGTGCGCCCAGCACACGCCGCCTAACTCCGCGACCAGCTCCGGCGACCCGTCCTCCGACTGATGATCGAACACGAGCACCTCGTCGGCTTCCCCGAGCGCAGCAACAACCTTGCGGAACCATTCGTTCCTGTCATGCTTGAAAGCGTTTTGCGTAAACGTCCAGCCGACGACCCTCACCATCTTCCTTTCAACACTCGACGCCTATCCCAGCCCCAACTCGAATCGTACGACGCCTTCTTCTGAGCCAGCAGTTCCCTGTTCGCCTTCTCCGACCTTGAACGGTCAAACCGTGCCCCCGGCGTGTTCAGCGTCCGCGCAGGCTCATGCTCACGCGCCACGTCCTCATTCCGAACCTCAACAGACATCTGCTGGCAGCGCCACAGGTAGTCGTCGTCTTCGTAGTAGGCCGGGTAGAACCGCTCGTCAAACAGGCCGACCTTGTCCACTACCGACGCGCCGACCGTGAACGCCGCCCATGATGTTCTGCACAGGGACACCCAATCCTTCCCAGACAGGCCCGCCAACTTTCCTAGCGACCCAGCAGGCCATACAACATCATCCGAACAGAACATCCAATAAGGAGCCTCGGGAAAGCAGCGGATACCCAGATTCCACGACGCCGCCACGCCAATGTTCGACGGCATCGGAAACACGGTTGCTCGCTCCCAAGGCCCATCAGGAACATCAAAGCCGCGGCCCGAGTTATCCACCACAAGCAAATGTCCGGTCGGCTCATCCCACGACGCCAACATCTTGCTCAGCAGGTCATGTCTAGTCCACGTCGGAACAACCGCCACGGGAATCATGCGAAGCGATCCAGCAGCGGCACCCACCCCTCGGCGAACACCTTGTCGGCCGCATAGTCCTTAGCAAACTCGACGGCCTTCTCGGACACGGTGATTCTCGGCCGCTCGTAAGCCTCGCCGAGCGCCCGAATGATTGAGTGGACAATAGGTGTGCAGAACCATTGGAGCTGCGTCGGATTCCATTGCGGCTGAACGTCCACGATCCAGCCGTCGCCGACGAGTTCCGGCTGGGCGGAGAAGTTGGACACGATGACCGGGGTGCCACACGCCTGAGCCTCCAACACCGGCAGGCCAAACCCCTCACCGGCCGTCGCCGACAGCAGCACGTCGGTCCGGGTGTAGATAGCCGCCATCTGATCGTCCGTGATGCCCATACGGTGCTCGTACTGGTCAACGAACATGACCTTCTCAGGCGGGATGCCCGCAGCACGGATGAGTGATACCAAGTCGATACCGGCCCCGGACCCGGTCGAATCCGTGTGCAGGTAAAGCAGCACGTCGTCCTTGTCCTGCGCGAACATGGCGAACGCCAGCAGGTTCTCCCCCCACGCCTTCCGAGACGGCAGGACACCCTTGTTCGCGTTCGGGATGGTCACGACGAACTTGCCGTCGAACGGGTCGTTCTCGAACGTGGACGGCGTCCAATGCTTCTCCAGCGCGTGCGGGATGTAGTCGTGCTCGATCCCGCGGGCCGTCATCGCCTCAGACCCGTGCTTCGACATGGCGACCGGCCGGACGTTGTCCTTGACTAGCCACCGCTCGACCGCGGGCGGAAGACCGGCATGGTCGATAGGCACCCACGAGATGATGCCGTCCATGTCTTCCCAAGCGTCGCCCTTCAGCACCCACACGTCGCAGAGGGTCGTGAAGACGAGCGGGGAGGAAGCTTCCTTGCGGACACGCCGGTAATGCTCGAACATGATGTCGTGGGACCACGTCTCGTAGCCCATCGGAAAGACCCGAGCGCCTTCCCATTTTCCCACATTGAGCAGATGCCCCCAGTTGGCCTGAATGGTCAGCGGGTGGCCGCGCTTCCGCATACGGCGGAGCACCTGAGCAGACTGCGTCCCATACCCGGTGGGCATCGCAGGATGGTTGGAATACCAATGAACACGGGGGTTCTTCGTCTTAGACATAGCGCAGGCTTTCGTCTGGCGCAGGGACGCAGGTTCCGGGGCGGGCCAGCCCTGCGCTGCCGACCCGCCCCGGAGACTACCTATCAGCTTCCGCCGACGAAGTGCTTGACGTTAGCCGACTGGCCGAGGTCGCCCCAGATGCGCATGGACACACGCCACACGATTTCATCCGTGTCGAACGCGAAGTCGTCGCTCCGCGCAACCTCAATGCCACCCACCTGACGGACGTGGTACGAGCTCATGTCCCCGTAGAGGACCGACTTCGCACTCGCCGCGACAGCGGGAACAAACGGGTTCTCAACGATCCGCTCGCCGAGGATACGCGGCTCACCAGCAGCCCCGTACTCGAACAGGTAGCGGCCGTCGCCGTCCTTCAGCTTACGGACAGCGCCGAGGGTCGCACGACGCATCTGGAGCGCCGTCGCCGGACGCGCCGCAACAGCCGAGTCAACCGAGTGAATCAGGTCGATCAGGTTGTCAGCGGTGAACGCGCCGGAGGCGGTGCCACCCGTGATACCCGAGCCGGAGGCCGTGACGATGCCGTTCGGCTCGTTCGTGCCGGTGCCGACCGCGAGCAGGTCGTTGACCTTGTAGCCGACCGCCTCAGCAGCCTGCCGAGCAAGGTACGAGACGAGGTCGATGCCGCTGTCCTGAATGATCTCGGAGGAGGTGCGGAGGAGCACACCAACCTTCTGCGACTTCAGGGTGAACGACTCGCCCTCGGGGTTGTTGACCGCGAACTGCGCACCCTCAGCGGTCGCCGTGGCGACAGAGAAGGAGGTCTGGCGCGGAACCTTGATGTCGTTGCCAGAAGCGGTGTTCAGGATGGTGTAGAGACCGGGCTGGAACGCCGGACCCGTGAACCGGAGGATGGTCTGGATCTGGTCGTAGAAGCCCTGCGGGACGAGCTCGGCGTCCTGCGTGGTGCTCATGTCCGTACCAGTACCACGGGTCTCGAAGACGTGACCGCGAATCTCGCCGGTCAGCAGGCTGCGAAGGATCGTGTTGTCAGACTTGGCCTCGACCTTCGCCGGAGCGACGGTCGGAACCTCGATACGCGCCTCAGCCGCACGCGCCTCGCGCTCGGCGTCCGCACGGAAACGCTTGATGGACTCGTCGTAACGGTCAATGTCCGCGACGATACGGTCGTACTGCGCCTGCTCCTCACCCGAAAGGTCACGGGCCTCGGTAGCAGCGTGGTCGAGAAGGCTCTTGGCCTCCTCCCACGCACGGTTGCGCAGCTCAACCTGACGGTTGATGAACTGCTCCATGTGTCACCCCCAAAGGGACTAGAAAGGATTATGTTTGGCCCCCGCGTGGGTAGCGGTATGGCAGTCCGCGTGGGTAGCGGCACATAGAAAAAGGTTACAGTAGAAACCTTATGCTCACCACTTCTTAGCGAGCAGGTCTACCTGCTTTTTCTTTAGCGCAATCATCTGCGACGAGTTGACCTCGGGCTTCGGCATCGCATCCTGCAACGCCTTCAGCAGCAGGTCGGCCTGCGACGGCTCAATCTCCTCGCCCTCGGCAAGCGCGTCGAGCACGTCGGTCAGATCGTCCACGCTCATGCCGGTCCGCTCCGATAGCTTCTCCATCGAACGGACGGCCGCGGTTGTCTGCGGGTAGGCCGGGAATCCGGTGACGACCGAGACTTCGTGGAGGTTGATGCCGTTCAGGGTCCGCTCCATGCCGTCGCCACTCCACTTGTCGCCGCCACGGGGAACGGTGAATCCGAAGGACATGGTGGAGACGACGCCAGCCTGCATCAGAGCGCGAAGGTCACGGGCCGCGGTCGTATCGGGCAGGTCGGCCTCGACCCGCAGGCCAACCTCGTCCTCCATCAGACGGAGCGTGCCGGACTTCTTCGATGCGAGGACCATGTCGGAGTTGTGGTTGACGTACAGGCGCACGTCCTTCGACCGCTGGCGGAGCGACTTGCCGAACGCGCCCGGAGCGATCCGCTCGATGAACGGGAGCGGCTCGGACGGCACGTTGAACTTCGCCGCATACCCGACGAACGTGTTGCCGTCACCCTCGGCGCGAATCTCGCCCTCAAACGAGCGGAACTCGGCCTGCGAACCCTTCGCACGCGGCTTCACCGGCGTAACCATCATCACACTCCTGTCAGCCTTCACCTGTTCGGCCTTCCGGTCGAACCAAGCGACCGCGTCATCGTACCGAGAGCCAGTCGGAATACCCCAAAGAAGATGCGCGACCGCACCCGGAGTCGGATAACCCTCCTCATCAGGACGCGCACCCTGCGCATCAAGATCAGGACGGTGACGCGCAGCCCACGCAGACGCACGGACCACCTTGTCCTCAGAAACCTCGCCGCGAGCCATCGCACGCGCCTCAGAAACCGTCCGGGCAACCACACCGTCACCCGACAGCCCTTCCTCGTGATACTCGACGCCCTGCGCTGCGGCAGCACGAATGTACGAAGGGACGCTGAGGTCAACCTCGCGGTCCTCGTCCTCGGGCAGCGGGTCAATCTTTGTCAGCGTCGCAAAACGGTGGCCGACCAGCGTGTCAGAAGCAGCCCAGCCGTCACCAGACGGCCTGTAGACGCGGATAAGTGCAGCCGGATTGTCCTCGTCGGCGTTGAGCGTGAACGAACTGTCGGGCACGTTCAGCGTGCCGGACCGCACGATGCGCGTGATGCGGCCGCGGGCGGTGCCACCGGAAGACGACCAGCGGACAAAGTCTCCTACGGAAAGTTCGTCAGCCGCAGCACGGCCCTCCTTCATCGGCTCCCAAGCGTCGCAGTACCAGCCGCCCTCGACATACTCGTCCCAGCGGGTGCAGCGGGCACGACCGTCCGGCGCGACATCGGACTCGTCGAAGAACGCGCAGTTTCCGCAGGCGCGGCCCTCCGGCACGTCGTCCGCAGTCGCAGGACGGTAGGCATCGGGTAGGTCGCGCTTGTAATCCTTCTTCTTCTTCCGCTCACCCTCGTAGCTGCTGCCCTCGTTCTGCGCGATAGCAAGCGCCTGATCTATCGCAGCCTGCTTCGTGTCATGGCAGCCCATCACCTCACCATCCTCCTTGATGGTGGCCCACCCTGCGCAGCCTGCGGCTTCGTCGGTGATGTAGTACGGCATCACTCCCCCTGCACGACAGCAACCCAAGACGCCACATGGCCCGCCTTGGTGGAGACGAGGTAGAAACGGTCCAGCGGTCCGCCGTCGATGACGACCCGCTCGATTTTGTTGAGCTGCATACCCGTGTTCGTTGTCACCGCGGAACCGCCAAGGTAGAGCGCGTCGGAGTTGTCGTTGTTGTGGATTTCAAGCGTCCACGGCATGACCGACGTGACCGGGATTTCCACGGCCACAGTTCCAATCGTCAGCTTGCCACTAAGAACCGGCATTACTGCTCCTCATCCTGCGCAGGCTCCGGTGGTGCCTGAACCTGCACGGACGGCAGGCCGAACGACTCAACATCAAGACCCAGCAACTCGGCAATCGAGTCCGGCGTGTAACCCGAGATTGCGAGCGACTGCGCCGCACGCGCCTTCTGCTGCATCGAGATAACGCCAGCGTCGGTCAGCGGAATGTTCTGGAGCGGCACCCGATACTGG